GATTTCGGCCATGGCGTTTTTGAGTTTGAGTTGCCGAAGCCGCTCGGTGGCGAACTCTTTGACTGGAAACCCTGCGGCCTTGGCCATCTTCTCGCCTACATCGCGACCGTTGATGTCGATGTAGACGCCGGGCGCGTCCTTATACATGCAGACGTAGAACCCTTGGGGGTGCGTCCGCATGGTGACGCCTCTGTTGAGGTCGATCATTTGTCCTCCTTACGAAGCTGACGTGGGTACGCCCCAAGCCATCCAAGTGACGGTCTCGGTGCCAGTGCTGGCAACGTGCGTCGGGTCGGTTCCAGAGACGGGCATCCAACCGTAGATGTCGAGTTGGTTCCCAGTCGCCGTCTCGACGAACCAAGTGACGGCGTGAGTGGCATCACCCAGCGCCGTCTTGGTGTTCATCACCACGATAGCGCCTTGGATCATGACATTCGTGATGACGGAGGTTGGGTTGGTGCCGTCGAGAGCGACAGAGCCGAAATCGACGGCCCACCCATTCCGTACTGCCTCGTTCAGAGCGTTGAAGAGCGACATGCTTAGCTCCCTTACGCGGTCTTCTGGAGCATACCCGCGATGCGGTTGCCCTGTGCGGCGGTCTGGTTGCTGTCACCGACGAACGGGCGCTCGTGGTACTCGACCCAGATCGTGCCGTCGCCCGAGGAGGCACCAGTTGCGACCTGGAAGATCACGCCCTCACCCGCGTCCAGCTTGAACGGAGTGGTGGGTGCAGCCGTCACGCCAGGGCTGACGTTCTCGGTGTAAGCCCCGAGGCCAACAGCAGTTGCTACTGCTGGAGTGAGCGTGCCCACATCGCCGTCGCCGCGAGCCGCACCAACGAGTTGGCTGTCCGCGTTGATGACGAGTGCCGTGTTACCGAGCACAACGCTGACGCAATAGCCCCAGCGCACGATGTCAACCGGCTTGCCGGGGAAAAACTCCCAGACATCAGCCGCAGCGTCGAGCGCCACTTGAGCCGAGGAAGCAACCCTGTTCGGATAGATGTCGTTTGCCATTGTGCTACTCCCTTATGCGCTAGTTACGTGAACGACACGAGCCTGCGCCGCCACTTCCCAGGTCAAACCGGCTTCGAGAGTGCCGACCCAACCGATCTGGCGGAACCGCCCGAGGTCTTCAGGGATACCAGCGCGAAGCTCCGGCTCTTGGATCACGGCCAGGAACCCGCCGTCGTCACCGAAGAACACCGCCTCGCCGAGCACACCGCCCGTGCCGAGCGAACCCGAGAGGGTGTCGGTGTGGTTGGTCTCGAACAGCGAGATGCCTTCGATCACGGGAAGGGTCTGCGTGTTGGTCGAAAGCTGACGCGAGCTAGTTGGCGCGAGCCAGTCCTTGAACTCTGGGTCGTTCTTGATCCCGCGCGCTGCCTTAGTGGACAGGATGCCGATGTAGCGCCCGCCCCGGAAGGGAGGAGCTTTCAGCGTCTCGCGCAGGTAATCGTAGATCGCCCGAAGGTCCGCGATGGTCAGGTTCTTGTCGGCGGTCGTGGACGGGGTGCCGTCCGTGTCGAACACGCCGCCGGTCGTGACCGGGATGAACTTGACGGGCGTGGTTTTGAGCGCGTCAGCCGCCATCACGTCCATCGTCAACGACATCTGATCGCGCAGATTGCGCTGATACTGGTTCGTGATGTCGAAGTAGGTCAGATTACGCTCGAACTGCGTAATTTCCATCTTGAAGCCCCACTCACTCACCGTGAGAGACTTCGTGCTGATCGCGGGGGAGCCTGACGGCAGACGATCTGTCTCGCTGACCCTGCCCGCGAGCGGGAGCTTCAGGATGCGCGTGATCGTGATAGACTGGCCTTTGCCTTTACCGTAGCCCGGTTCGGGCCGTAGCCAGCGCATGAATTGAACGTCTGCAATGGCCTCCCGGCGGATGTTGGAACTTAGTGCGTGGTCCTTGTAGACCCCACTAGGCGCATCCCATACCCAAGCCATTGAACCTCATTGTTACCTATGAAACACAGTCACAGTGGTTGTTAGCCACTATCTGAGAGTTTATGAGCCTCGCATAGTCGAAGTCAACAAGACGGGTCAAAAGAAGCCACTCTCGCGTTGGAGCTTCTTGAGGTCTTGCGCCATGGAGCCCACCTTGTCTGCGCCGCTCTCAGCGTCGGCGGAAATAGTGTGCGAGCCTCCCGACAGCCCCGTGTCGCGATTGGGCTCTTCCTCTTTCTTCTTCTCGCCGAATTTGGCCTCCAGCTTCTTCACCTTCTCGCGCGTGCTTTCCGCGACACTTCGCTTGAACCCAGCGGGATTCTTGAAGAGGAGTTGGTCGGAACTGACGCCACGCGATTGGGCCTTAGCCACTTCCTCGCGCGCCGACACTTCCACGTACTCGGGATAGTCGGCCAGGTCGGGATAGTCGTCCTGGAACTCGCCCCACAGATTATCGAGTTGTTGCTGTTGGGAGTTCGCGACACCCGCTTCCTGCGTCTGGTGCGCGACGATAGCTTGGGTCTGCTCAAGCACACCGCGCGCGAAGCCGTCCTTGTCCTCGACCGGATCGGGGAGCTTGGTGTAGTCGAGGGTCGGAGCGGCTGGGGCCTGTTGGGTGGGTTGACCGGCCAAGAGTTGGTCGATCATGCCTTGCATGGTCTCCTCGTGGGCACGCACGCGCGCGAGTTCCTCGGTGAGCTTGTCTTGAGACGCGGTTAGATCACCAAATCCCTTCTCAGCGTCCTCGCGGGTTTTGAAGCCCTTCAGGTACTCCTCGTTGCTCTCGTCAGGCTTGGGGTCGTCGCCGATCTGAGGGAACATCTCGGGTTTATTGTCGTCTTTAGCCATTTAGCACCTCTTTCTTGAGTTACCCTATGGGTAACTCGGTTAACGTCTCAGCCGCGCGCCTGCCCTTGCGGACAGTTTTGCGGAGTTCGTGGGTTAGTCGGTGGTAGGAGTATTTCTCAAGCCACGCTTGGAGGGCCTCTTCAGGCGTGACGGTCTCCCCCCGCAGGAGCTTGGTGAAGATGCGGGTGTTCACCGCCATGGTGAGCTTTTCGAGGGCCGGGCCGAGGTTCGAGAGATCGCCTTCGGCAGCTTGGCCGTGCCGGAGCGCCAGCATGTCGTCGTCGCGTTTCATACGCCTTGCTCCTTGACCTTTGGTAGAGGGCGTCGAATCACACGAGTTCGTGTGCGAATGGACTTCAGAGATATTCTTCGGTTCATCTTGTCTCTCGTACCAGGAGCGTTGCCACCCCGCTGTGGGAACTGCTCTGGAACCGATAGCCCTAGCCGCAGACGCTCCTGGGGCGTGAAGAGGTTCTTGAACGGGTCACGGACGCGGAATTTCTTGCGCTCTGACTTGGTGTGCTTGGGCATTACTTTTTCTTCCGGCGCTTGGGTTTGTGCGTTGGCATTACGCGGCTCCTAGTCCTGCGAGCGGGTCGTTCTGCTGTTGCTCAGCCTGCGCCTCGCGCTGTTGCTGGACGTTCTCTAAAATCCCGCTGACTTGCGCCTCGCGAGCCGTGGGCCGTAGCTTGAGCACGTCGATGCCCAACAAGCTCAACACCTCCTCGGCCAGTTTGCGCGGGTCCACCTGCTCGCTGAAGAAGATGCGGGCCAGGGCCTCGTTCTGGCTGAAGATTTGGATCGCGGACAAGAGCGCGCGAAGTTTCTGGGTGCGGTCGATGAGGCTAGAGATACCTGTCGCGCGAAACGTGATCCGGCGACCGACCAACTCGCGGCGGCGGTCCAGGAACATCTTGAACATCTCCGGCCCGAGCGCCTGCTGTAGTTCCTCATCGTCCTCGTCCATGTGCTGCATCCCGGTCTTCCACACGAGATTCAGCAGCGGCTCCAACAGCCGCACCTCAACACTCCGCGCGATAGACCGGAGGAGCGCGCTGCCCGACTGCTCGGAGGCCGTGATTTCGGTGGCGGTGATGTCGCCCTTGGGTGGGATTTGGCCCAGCGCGATCTCGCTGAAAGCTGCGCCCTCGCGGAGTTCTTGTTTGAGCCCTTGCCAGACCGTCACGACGCTGCTCGACAGAGAGCCCATATCCACCGCGTTCATCACGTCCTTGGCGCTGCCGCCGGAGACCTGGAGAGCCAGGTTGGGGTGGATGCCGTCGTCGAGTTGGGTCGGGTCTTCTAGCATGTCTATCGCCACAGTGAAGACCTTCATCGCCTGCGTGAACGTCGCGTCGAGAATGAGGTTGGTTAGCTCGATGAACGTGCGCGCGACGCTCGACCAGCTTTCCATGTAGGTTCGCCCGTAGACGCTGAGTGGCACGGAAACCGCCGAGGAATAGAGCAGCCAGTCGCGTTTGTGCCAGAGGGGGTTGCGCTCGGGGCCACGAATCAGGAACCGCTGGTTGGCCACGACGCACAGGGCGTTGTCGGCCACCTTGTTGCCTTGCTTGTCGATCAGCGTGCAGAGATATTCGTCGATGACGATGGGTTTGCGGGGAGTGCTGACCGCAACACTGTGCCCGGCCAGACGCTCTTTCTCGGTTTCGGCTTCATCGTGGAGCGCGCTTTCGAGGCGTTCGATCTCGGGGATGTTGAAGATGGCTTGTCCGCGCTCGTCCTTCAGCTTCGCCATCTCTTTGAGCCGAAATCT